GAGACACAGGTGGTGCTGCTGCAGCGATGCAGAACCGACCTACCAGTCGGGTCTCAGGCAAGGACGTTTTTACACTGTAGTAATGCTCGTTCTTTGTTGGTACACAGGAACCCAACCTCCCTCTTTAATGCAACAAAATAAAATCCAATTAATCCAATTAATCCGAGGTATCCAAAATGTCGTTTGCTAATCTAAAAAAGCAATCTAAATTAGGTTCTCTTACTCAAAAGTTAGTAAAAGAAGTTGAAAAAATGAATAATACAGGCGGTAGTGCTGATGACCGTTTGTGGAAACTAGATGTTGATAAAAGCGGAAACGGTTACGCTGTAATTCGTTTTTTACCTGCTCCTAATAATGAAGATCTACCATTTGTAAAGTTATATTCACATGCTTTCCAAGGACCTGGTGGATGGTATATTGAAAATTCACTTACCACACTAGGACAAAAAGATCCAGTATCTGAGTACAATACTCAACTCTGGAACAACGGTACAGATGCAGGAAAAGAAACAGCACGTAAACAGAAACGTAAATTAACTTATGTTTCAAACATCTATGTTGTCAAAGATCCAGCAAATCCTGAGAATGAAGGACAAGTATTTTTATATAAGTATGGTAAAAAAATATTTGATAAACTTACCGCAGCAATGCAACCTGAGTTTGAAGATGAGGAAGCAATCGATCCATTCGATTTCTGGCAAGGTGCGAACTTTAAGTTGAAGGCAAAGAATGTCGCTGGTTATAGAAACTACGATAGTTCTGAGTTTGCTGCACAAAGTCCATTACTTGATGATGATGACGCTTTAGAAGGTTTATGGAAAAAAGAATTTTCTCTCGCAGAATTGGTCGGAAATGATCAATTTAAATCATATGATGAACTTAAGAAACGTCTTGAGTCCGTGCTTCGTGTTTCAAGTCCTGTAAAACATGCAGAAGACTTTGAACTAGAAGATGAAAGTGAAGGACGTGGTTCTTTTAGATCTAATACTAGAGAGTATGTACAAGAATCTAAACCAGAACCAGTTTCTGTAAGTAGTTCTGTAAATGAAGATGATGAAGCATTATCTTACTTTGCGAAACTGGCAGAAGAATAATTTTCTAGGGGGTTTCAAACCCCCTTTTTTTATGGCAATGTGATTGATGTATTTTCTGTTTCAATCATGTTGTCATTAATAAACTGTGAAGAATTATCATATACCATAAGATCTCGAAAATCATTTAAGAATTGTTGTAGGAATTCTGGTCTAAGGACAAAAATATTTCTTTTTTTATCATTTAATAATGTCTCATATTCATAATATGAAACTGCGGTTCTAGCCTCAGAACCAGATTTTGTAACGTTAATTGATAAACCAGTATCATAGAAAGTTATTGAAAAATCAGGATCAACAACATTATCTTTTGCCATTATTAATTTTCCTTTACTATCTTTAATTTCTCTTGTAACCCAATATCTTGGATTATTTAAATCTGTACCATATTTGTCAAGGGAATAATCATAAATCTCTTTACTTGATAGTGGCCATTGATTTCGTACATTTGTAATTCCCGCTGAAATTAAAACAACCCAATCTAATTCATCACTTCCGTATAATCCTTCAGCAACTGTATCTGGTCTCAGACCTTCTGGTATTTCAAATTTATCAAATAAAGTAAAAATATTTTTAAAATCATCTCTAAGTTTGATTCTGCGAAATAAATTTTTTGTTTCGACAAACTCAAGGGATGAATTTTTGTCGGGTAAAAAAGAAGGATAACGCATATTTGGTAGTTCTCTGAAATATCCCATTAGTATCCAACTCCTCCTTGTCCTTGTTCAGAATCATAATCCACATCATATACTGGTTCAAGTTCTTTGAATGATAGGTCTAAAATCATAGACACTGGTGTTGCGTCTTCATAAGTTGCATATACACCTTCTCCAGTATAATTAACAGATACATCTGTAAGAAAACACTGTTTAAATTTATGTAAGAATGGATGATCTTGATTACCACTTCGATATCTAAGTTCAAATATATTAGGTGACTTCAAGAAGAAATTACCTCTTGATCCAGATTTACTAGATGACTCTGAGGTCTTAGGTGCCATGTTTCTTTTGAATGATCTTATAATTAATTTAACCTGTTCTGCCTCGTCACTACTTCTTGGAGTCATTTTAAATGAAAAACGAAAATTTCTAAGTGTTGGACCATTGAAAAGAAGTTCCATATTTGGATTAAAAATCTCTCCATTCTGCCTTGCTAGTAATTGATTGACTGAAACATTACCACCAAGAGCACCCACAGCTGCTGAAGTAAAATATTTAGTTGCGATATCTTGAATTCCAGATCCACCACCAGCACTTTCCATTGCTTTTTCAGCTGTGCCTTTAAGTTCACCACCAACTTTATTAACTGATCCTTTAATATTATCGAGTTCTATGCCTTTGATTATGGATCCTGCGGCTCCTGCAGCAGCAGCTACAACTCCATTCATTTTACTGTCACCATAATTAGCACTATTACCATCTTGAACTTGTGACGGAATTTGAAGTAAAATTGTTCCACTGTCTTTTAATACACGATTTGTTAGTCCACCAATTGATCTATATCCAACTCGGTTATTTAAACTATTTCTTCGACTTCCAGGATCACTTATTAAACTACTAGTACCACTTATATTCTGACTATTTTTTGCCACAGGAACATACTCTAAGATATCAATCTGAAGATAGTCAGTAGCAGAAGAAAGTGCTTCATAAGGATATCTTAGTATATTACTACCACTACCACCACCTTGAGATAAATTTTTTAAAAAGTTGAGCATTTATTAGCCTTACTGAAAATTTTTTAATTATTTAGTTCGATTTTACCATAAGGTATTGAAATAAGATCTTGTAACTCATCAGAATTAACGATGTGTAGAGATCCGACTACTTCTTGCCATGTATATTGTCTACTTTGACCCCAATGAAAATTAATTCCTCTAAAACCCCATTGAAATATATCACTTACTGCAACTAAAGGGTGAGCATCATATTGAAGATTCGGTGTTTTTGGTGCATAGACAAAAGTATATATGCTACCAACATCAGGAATTGTTGCTGTGCTTGATAAAACTTCTAAAATTTGAACCATTAAATCATCAGGATCTTCGATTCCGATTAATTTGTCTCTTATTGTGTTGATACGACTCATTTAATTCCTAATTCATGTTCTGTTAATACTTGAAATGTCCATAATCGATCTTTACAAAATTCATCACCAGCTTTCCATTTTGCCATATTCTTCGCATATTCATACACTTCATAAATGTATCCCTTGGTTTGTCTTTTAGGTTTTTTTGGAGGTACAGTTTGTTTAGATGGTTTAACTTCAATTAATTTATGAACTATCTTTCCACTACTCTCCTTCACCTTTACATAAAAATCTGGAAAATAACGATGAACACGGTTATCAACTGGAGACTTATATGGAATTGCGATTTCCTCAGATGACCATTTTAATATTGATGGTGTTGTATCACAATATTTCATGAATTTCAACTCCCACAAAGACCGATAGATAATGTTTGTTGGATCACCTTTATACTTGTAGGGACATCTCGGTTTATATTTACCTTTGTATGACATCTAAATAGATAATAATACAATAATTTATATAAGGTATTTAGAGTGGCAGAATCCTTTGCAAAAAAAATTACGATGACACAGGCCAAACAAACGTTTGGTAATGTTGCGTTTAATAATCATTATATTGTGAATTTTTCTTCATTGAAACCTACAATCATCAGATATCTTGAGAGATCAACTGGATTCAATGATATTGATGAATTTATATCAAGAACCTCTGGACTTCTTTGTAGTGATGCATCTTTACCAGCATCCGCATTTGCGACAGCAGAAGTAAAGGATAATTTTATGGGAATTCCACAAGAGTTCGCACATACTCGTTTGTATACTGATATTGATTTTACTTTCTATGTTGATAATAATTATACAATGCTAAGATTTTTTGAAGGTTGGATGGATTATATTTCAAGTGGATCTGAAAGACAAGGTGTAACTGATCGTGTTAAACCATATTATCGAAGAATGAAATATCCTGATGATTATAAAGTTGATACAATGACAATTACAAAATTTGAAAGAAACTATGATCGAGAGATACAATATCAATTTATGAACGCATTTCCAAAGTCAGTTACTCCAATACCAGTTACGTATGGAGAAGCTGAATTGTTAAAAGTATCTGTAAGTTTTAACTATGACAGATATATAATGAAAAGAATTAATGAACCAGAATATAATTCACTTTTTGATGCTTTATTTGGTTCAATATCAAACATTTTTTAACCCCCTAAATAGATTTACTGAATTGTAATAGGATTATTATGCCTTTACCAAAAATTAATACACCGACATATGAGTTGGTGTTACCGTCCAATAGTAAGAAAATTAAATATCGTCCTTTTCTTGTTCGGGAAGAGAAGATTCTAATTATCGCATTAGAATCTCAGGATATGAAACAAATTACTGATGCGATTGTTGAAATACTAAACGCATGTGTAATGACAAAAGGAGTTGAGATTACAAAATTGGCGACCTTTGACATTGAATATTTGTTTCTAAATGTTCGTGCGAAATCTGTAGGTGAAACAGTTGATGTCAATATAACTTGTCCTGATGATGGAGAAACATCTGTTGAGATGGAAATTCCAATTGATGCGATTAAAGTTAAGAAAACAAAGAACCATCAGAATACTATTAAATTGGATGATCAATATTCAATGAAACTTAAGTATCCTGAATTAAGTAAATTTGTTGAAAATAATTTTGAAGTTGGTAGTGATACAAGTGATGTATCAAAATCACTAAGCATGATTACTTCATGTATTGAGATGATTTATGACAATGAAGAAAGTTGGGATGCAAATGATTCTACAACAGAAGAACTAGAGGAATTTATAGAGCAATTGAATACTAAACAATTCAAAGAAGTTGAAAAGTTTTTCGATACAATGCCTAAGTTATCTCATACTGTAAAGGTCAATAATCCAAAAACAAAAGTTGAATCAGATGTTGTATTGGAGGGTTTAGCTGCTTTTTTCACCTAAGTATGGCTCATACTGACCTTGAGTCATACTTTAAAATCAATTTTGCGTTGATGCAGCATCATAAATATTCATTGACAGAGATTGAAAATATGATTCCTTGGGAAAGGGAAGTGTATCTTACTTTATTACGACAACATGTTGAAGAAGAAAACTTAAAGGCACAGCAAAACAATGGATGAGACATCTCCAGTATATGAAAATTTTAGTAATAAAATGACTGCCATGAGTGGCAGACCAAAATTGAATGTGACAAATATGAAATCTCCATTTAGTGGTGGTGGAAGTATTGTGCCAAAAATGGCTGCTGGTTCTAGATTCATTCCAAGACCCTCTGGTAGAGGTGGAACTATTATACCACCAGAAGGTTTAACAAGAAGAAAGAGGAGAAGTGATGCAAAACCATTTGGACAAGTTAAGGCAGAAATTGATTTAAAAGAAGAAAGAAAAAAATCTAGAAACGTATTTAAGATGATGGCAAATCTTAAAGAGAAAATTGCTATCAACTCAAAGAAAATTACCTTATTAAAAAATATATTACAAACTAAAGATAGTTATGGTGGAAAAGAAGATCCACTAGAGGAAACTAATAAAACAATTGAAGAGATTGGAAAGATAATAGAGAAAGATTATGACTATCGAATTTCTCAAGAGAAAGAAGAAAATGAAAATTTAAGAAAGGATAAATCAAAAGAAAAACAAGATGAATCAGAATCTAAATTAGAGAATGTTAAAAAGGTTGGAGAAAAAGTAGGACAAAGTATTAATCAAGGAGTGTCTAAAGTAACTGCTCCAATTGGAAACATTTTTTCAGGCATTGCCGAATCATTAAAATTTATTGGTTTTGGTGTCTTAGCAAATAACGCATTTGATTGGTTAAAGGATGAAAAAAATCGAGAAAAACTAAGTAATTTCTTTAAGTTTATCGCAAGTAAATGGAAATGGGTATTAGGAATTGGTGCTGGACTTATAGGTCTTAAAGTTTTAGGAACAATTATTGGTATTGTAAAAACTGTAGGAACTGTGATTGGAATTCTAGCAAGTCCACTCGCACTTAAAGCGATTGCTGCGATTGCTGCGGGTGTGTTGATATACAAAGCTGGTAAATTCTTGATAGATAAAACAAGAGATTTTGTCACAGGTGGAGGTCAATTTAATAAAGAGCATGATGAACTTGATCAGAAATTAAAAGATGCTGGTATGGACATGCGTGGAAATGATATGGCTAGTAAAAATAAGAGAGGTAGATCCACTAAACCATTAACTGAAGAACAGAGAAAAATATTTGAAGATGTTGAAGCAAAAAGAGAGAAACTTCATGAATTGAAAAATAAACAAAAAGGTGAAATAAAAGAATTATTAAAAGAACGTGCGGAAGGTAAGAAGGTATTACGTGCTGATGAAAGTAAACCTAAAGATGAGTGGAGTAAATCACTTACAGAATATGATAGAGAAACAGAAAGATTAGTTCAAGGAATAAAAGACAAATATGGTAAAATGATTATTTCATCTAAAAAAGCAGATACTTCTGAAAATTTAATTAAAAAATCTAATACTGAAAAAAATAATATTGATACAAAAGTTACTTCTGTTACACCAATTTCACGTTCTTCTATGCCTTCTATGTTAAACATGGATCTAGGAACAGACACAGAGGTTGATGTTGCT